AACTTCGCCAGCGCCCTTGCGGATGTTCAGGTTGGCGGCGGTCACACGAACCTTGTAGGACTCGAAGGCCGTCGCCGTATGAGGCGGAGCGGGAATAGGGGCGGCGGCCCCGCCGTTGAGTGCGTCCAGATAACCCTTGACAAGAGTCTTGAAAGCTGTCCAGTTTTTCATGGCCGTCGCTTTATTATTGCTGGCGAAGATATACGACGGGCACCACTTCTTGCCGGAAATAGGGTTGCAGCACTGCTCGTCTACGTCGGAAAAACGCTTACCCGCCGACTTGTTCACCCAATAGGTATGCGAAACAAGGGCGTTGATAGAAAGACCATTTTTCCAGAGAAGCCAGGCCGCGATTTTTGCGCCGTTGTCCTTTGCGAGCTGATCGTGCTCCGCGGTTTCGCCCATGATGATCTCCATGGACAAGCTGGTCATATTGCCGCCAGACGCAACGGACCCGTCGCCCGAGTGCCAGGCTACCTCTGCGGACCCGCTGGGGTCGGCCGCGCAAAGTCCCGTCCCCGCCCGAAGGTTCTGCCATGCGCCGGTGTCGTCCACGTAGAAGTGAACGCGGGAGCTGTTCATATTCTCATTGTAGGTGGCGCGTGTGTACTGCTCGCCGTCGTCGTAAACGTTGTCGAGGTCGTTTGTATTGTGGATCGTGACGAAGGCCACCCTGCCGGTGCCATCGCTTAATTTCTGCTGCTTCTTATACAAAGCTCCCGCAGAAAAACCAGCTCTTTTAGCTTTGGCGGCGTCCTTCCAGCGAGTGCCGTCCGGGATGATTTTCTCATTGATCGTTACACCGTTCATAGTATAAACAGCATTGGGCGTCAGCTTTGCCACTGTAGTCTCCTCCTTTTTGGCGTATTTGTCATAATACTTTTGGCCGTATTCGGCCCGGCGCTTGCAGTTGGCCTCGCTCTGATCCGCTGGCCGCTCAAATTTGCGAAGCATAGCGTCGGACGCCTCCCGGACGCTCTTGGCGGTCTTGAGAACGGCGAGCACCTGCGGATAGCTTTCAGCCAGCTCTTTCAGGAAAAAGTCGAGCTGCATATCGCAGTCGCCGATCGACTTCTTCGCAGTCTTGGCGAAGGCCAGCAGGTTTTGCTTGCGGCTCCAGTAGGTCCACTGGCAAAGACCGTACCCCGCGCCGTCCCGGACAAATCCGGTATAGGTCCCGCTGTCGACCGCCGCCGTATAGCTCACGTCCGTGTAGCCGAGCTTTTTCTCAAAACTGTTTTGCAGGTTGTCGGACCTCAGGCCAGACTCGGCAAACAGGTTGCCCATAGCGCCGGATACGCCAAAGTCGTTCAGGCCTGCCGCTTTAAGTCGTCGATAAATTTTCTCTTCGGTAGTCATTGCCGCCTCCTTCCTATCCCGTGCCGTCGAAGTCGTCGCGGGAGTCGTTGCTCTCGTACTTGGAATCCCCGAACCGGATCAGGCCCAGTACGCCGGCCTCCCCGCCGGCGAAGGCGAAGAAGGCAGTAATCAGCGTGTCGGGGACCGCGCCGGTTTTCAGGAATACCACGATCATGGTCACAGTGAAGGCCGCCACGCTGATAAGCATGGCGGCCACCACCTTTTTTGAGAATTTCATGGGGTCAGGCTTGCGCTCGCGCCGGCCAGAGGGGAAAATCATTTCCGGTCACTCCAGTTCATAATTTCCTTGAGCTTGTCAAAGCCGAACATAGCCGCGTAAGCCACCATAAAGCCGGCGACGACCAGGGCCGCGACCATATACCAGGCCAGCGGGATCGCGTTGATCTGGCAGTAGGCAAGCCCGACGCCGATGGTCAGCACCTCGGCGACAATCAGTGCCAGCAGGTTTGTGGGCAGCTTCTCATAGGTGGAGGTCTTGAGGACCTGCACGACGATGTTGGTCAGCGCCACCAGGACGCCGATGATGGTGATAATAACAGACAGTTCCATATTGTACCTTTCCTTTCTTCGTTATATTTCCGCGAGCCTTAGAGGAATCCTCCCGTTTTCATCAGCTCGTCGAAAACCCGGTTGATGTTCTTGATTGCGTGCACGGCCCGGTTATTCGGATATTCCGGGTGCGCGTCGCAATAGCGTTCGTAGCAGGTAATATTGTGCATGATCTCGTTGAAATCCTCTTCCGTGTGCTTGAGCCCGCGAATGAGCTCGGTATTGAATCGCAGGATCGCGGCTCGGTGGAGGTCCATGTTGCGCTCGTCGTCCATAGTAACGTGCTCGTCGAGCTTTTTCTTGGTCGCGGCCAGCTCGGTCTCCACGGCGTCCAGCTTGTTGAGCACGTCGGCGTTGATACACCGGCCGAGCCACTTGACGACCGCCGACCAGGGATTGACCTTGATCTTGGAAAACTCAATAAAGCCGGAAAGGACGAAGAGCGCGCCGAACCCCCAGGGAAGGACTTCTTTCAGCTCAGTCAGCAGGTCTCTCAGGCTCATTCATCCGCTACCTCCCAGCCGTGCGCTCCGGGCTCCCACACGTTGTCGTCGACGGTGGAGACCCAGTGCTTGTCCGCGTGCGACACCTTTGCGCCGATAGGGTAGGCGTCGTGGGCGCCGATGGGCTGGCTCCAGGTGGGCCACTCCTCCGCGGGATCGGCCACCTGAGTCCAGAGGCTCGCGGCTTGGTCGGGCGTCCAGTCGTCCTGCGACTTGTGGGCCTGCACGCAGCGGTAGAGCGCCCCGCCGTAGCGCCGGATATTGCCGGCGATGTAGGAGACGCCGGAGGCCCAGGGGGCGAAGAGCTCGGTATGCTCGGCAGCGGTCGCGTCGTCCACCGCGCCCTGCTCCGCGCCGATCACGAAGAGGATCGACTGCACCTCGTTCTGACTGCGGAGCACCTGCCCGGCGTCCGTCTGGACCAGGGAAACGGCCTCCAGGTCCTCCATGCCGCCCCGGTCCTCCAGGGCGTAGACCTTGCCCTCCCAGGCGATCCCCTTCGCCTTGGATTCCTCGCAAAGCCCATATGAGCCGTTGTCAAGCGGCTCGACATAGGTCGGTTGCTCGGTTAATCCAATCGAAGTCCCGTTTTTCATGATCTGATACATTGTTGGCCCTCCATTTCGTTTTGTCGTCGGGATGGAACCCGAATAGACGTTTGAAGTAATTGTCAATACGCCGCACAGCCTTCCAGGAGTCGCCCCGGCGCATGTGTCCGCGGAAGCTCTCGTAGGCGGTTCTGACGTCCTCCAAGGTGAAGCGGTCCTCCTCGACCCACTTGCGGAATTTGAAGAGCTTCCGCTTCATGGCCCGCATGGAGGCCCGGCTCATTTTCCGCAGGACTCGGCCGGTCTCGGTCAGGATGAATTTGGTCTTGAGGAACACGATCCCGTGGGAGATAGGCCTGATCTTGGTATTGCGCTCGTTGAGCCTGATCCCCAGCTTGGCGCAGACCTCTTTGATCCGGGCAAGGCACTTTTTCAAGTAGCCCATATCCTCGTGGATCAAATAGCCGTCGTCCATATAGCGGCCGTAGCCCTTGATCCCCAGCTCCTGCTTGATAACGTGGTCAAGCAGGTTGGGAAGCATGAGCGCCGCCTGTTGAGAGATTTGACTGCCGAGCCCGTATCCGACCGGGCCGAAATTCTCGAGGAAGGCGTTCGCCAGGTCCCGCGTCCGAACGTCGTGGACGCGCCGGGCAAGCTCCTCCTGGACCGTCCAATGCTGGGCGTCGCCGAAGTAGTTGGTGAAGTCGAAGACGAGAATCCCGCCCTTGAGTCCGTGCCTGCGGTAATGCCGCTGCAGGTGGCAGTTGAGGCGGTCCATCGCGAAGTCAATCCCTTTGCCCTTGATACTCGCCGCGTTATCGTAGATAAACGCCGACTGAAAGAGCGGCGAGACTACCTTGTCGCATAGGGTCCGCTGGACCACCCGCTCGCTGATATGCACGCTGCGGATATGCCGCCATTTGCCGCGGTCGTAGAGCTCGAACTCGTAAAAGCCGCGGCTCTTGTAGGTGCCGTTGAGAAGTGCGCCGCGGGTTTTTGCGGTGTTCCCGATAATGTCCATGCGGTATCTCTGCGTCGAGCACTTCCAGCCCACATTTTTGCAGCAGAGAAGGCCCGATTGAAATAAGTTGTCAAAAGAAAAGACCTGCTCGAAGTCGCCGCAGGCTTTACTTCGGGCAAGCCTTTTCTCTTGTCGGTCCCGAACGCGGCGCCGGTATCTCGCCTCGCGCCGTTCTTCGCTTGTCATAAAAGGTTGATCCCCTCCGCACAGTTTGTTGTAGGGCGCGTGTTCTAACTGCGTAGCAGCGCCGTCCATGAAACTCAGTACCCGCGCGCTCCTGAGCCATGCAAGCAGCGTCCGGACGGCTGCGTCGGCTGGGTGTTTTTGGCCCGACGGCCAGGGCTGCAAGTCCTCCTTCCGTATAAGGTCCTGCTTTCGACCCTGAAAAGGGCTTACTCGGTCTCACCAGGAAAAAGAAACGGAATCCGAAGGCCACGCCATTCGAGTTGTTGGCGTTGTTAGCGTTGGCGTTGCCGTTGCTGTTGACATTGCAAAAGTTGTTGGAGTTGGTCGCATTAGGAGAACGCTCCCACCAGTTGTTCGCAGACAGGGCAACAAAACAGGACTTGACCCACAAGCGTTGAATTAGTCCGGGAGGTCTTTATATCGGACGCGATCCGAGCGCCTGATACCGGAAATAAGTTTGGCCTCCTCGTTGATAAGCTCGCCCCACGTCATAAAGGCGGTCTCAAAGCCCTTGAAGTTTTCGGGATTTTTGCGGAGGACTCCGGCGAGGAGGCCGAGCTGACGGTCAAGGGATTGCAATGCCGCGTTGGCGGCGATCAGGTGGTCCCGGCGCGTCTGCGCCTCATGCTGGTTCGTGGGGTAAATGCTGTTGGCAGAAACGACATGATCGTACACGTCGGAAGCCAGGCTCATGATCCTCGTCGTCAGCAGGAAGGTGTAGCGCTTGGGGACCTTGAGACATTGCTCCAAGGTGTGACATTCGATCTTTCGGGCAACCTCGATGAACTGGATCGAGCTCTCGCCGCGTTTAGACTTATATACCGACATTGTTTCTCCCTTGCCCCCCCCGGGCCGGACGCCGCCGCTCCCCCCCCCGCGGTGGGGGGCGCCGCCGGGGCGCTCCGCG